GTGTGGATTCGCGTGGATAATGTCGCGAACCTGGATTGGATCTATCTGGAACTGTATCCGGATTCGGGGGTGGGTGGCAGCTACTACAAATACTACCCGTTCAAGGATGATGCTGCGCAGTACGACAAGCATGCCCTCCAGGATGGTCAGTGGCATCTGTGCTGGATTCCGGCGACGGTGGACACGAACGTGTGGGCGAAGACCGGCACGCCTCCGGACTATGGCACAGCCACGTCGAGCCCTCTCCCCGTACAGAAGATGCGTGTCAGCGTCGGGGCGAACGCCAACGGCAACGTCAACGCATGGATCGGAGGCTTTCTGGCCCTGGAGCCGCCGAAGGCAGGCCTGGTCATCGGTTTTGACGGGCCATACCGTTCCGCCTTTGATTACGGCTGTCGCCGGATGCTGGAGCGCGGGTACATCGGCGTGGCCCATGCTCGTGCCGCCACGATGCAGGACGAGTCGCATATCACCATCTCGGAGTGGCAGGAGCTGTACGCCGCCGGCTGGGATTGCGGACCACACCCGTCGGACGGCACGGCGTTCAACGACACGACACCGGCCGCCACGGTGGCCGCCTGCATTGCGAGAGAGGTCGCGGCCTTCCAGCGGATTCTGGGGCCGCGTGGAGCCCAGGCGATCTCATGGCTCGCCAACAATGGCGAGAGTGCGGCTTGTCCGGAGACGGGTGACAAGGCAGGGGATATTGCCAAGAAGATGTGCCTGGCCGCCAGGGCCAAGTCGGTGTTCGGCCAGACGGCCAATAGGGCCGGGGCCGGGCTCAACGTGTTCTGGGATGGAAAATACTCGCCGTGGATTCCGGTCAATTGGTGGTGCCTGCCGTTCCGCAGCGGGTCCCACAGCTCCCAGGGGTGGGATTTCGCAAGCAACATGAAGGGGTTCCTGGACGCCACGATCAACATGCGGCAGGTCGCCAACATCTATATCCATCGCATCAAGCCCAACACGGACACGCCGGACGATCTCAACGTGAGTGAGGGTTGGTTCGATGCCCTGATGGACTACGTGGCCGAGCACCTTGCGGCGGGGGACCTCGAGTTGCTCACGTACAGTACCTGGCAATCCAAGGTCTGCGGCCGGATGGGTAGCTATGGATGCACGTTGGACGGGGTGCCCACGTACATCGCCGGTGGCTCGACGCGGCGGTGGCCGGGGTCGCCCGATTAAGGAGTTGACGATGGATGTGTATCTCCGAGCCAGAGTCAATGACCTCACGGACGCGGCGGCCGAGCGGTTGGTTGCTTCGGGCGTGCGGCTGAGCGTCAATGCGCTCTGGGCCAGCGAGAAGCACGTGGCTCAGGTGGCGGCGCACAGCCCGGTCTGCGGGGTGGAGCTATATCCGGTGCGGGCATGGCTCAAGGCGACGGGCCGGGGCGACCGTGACTATCCCGACCCGGCCACGTTGAGCCCGGCGGACATCCGTGGCATCATCGAGCGGGGGGTGGTTGCGGCGCGCGATCTGCTTGCCACGGCGGGACTGGATCCGCGGCTGATCTACGTGATGACGGAGCCCGGCTGGCGGCCGAACGCCGAGGGCGGTCCTTTGGCGGCGGTGGTCGATCTGTATGCTCGGATCGAGACGGCGATTGCGTGTGCCTGGCCAGCCGCGATGCAGGCGTGGTACATCACGGGATGGCATCATACCCGCCCCGACCAGCGTCACCCGGAATGGCCCGCGACGCTCGCGCCCGCGTTCGCGGTCGAGTCGGGCACGCTCTACCGACTGCCGGAGGTGTGGCGGACAATCTCGCAGGCGCGCCGCCCCGTGCGGCTGGCCTGGGTTGGATTGCACTGCTGGTACGACGCGGCGGGCAAGTGGCACGCGGGCAAATCGGAACAGCTTGAAGCGCAGACGTATGAGGGGATAGGGGCCCTGCTGGGGATGATGCGAGAGCCTCCCGAGGCGGCATTCCTGTATTCCGAGGATGCACCGTTAGACAGAATCGTCGAAGATGCGGTAGCGTTGATGCGAGGCCAAGTTTCGCCTATTGCAGCGAAAGGCGACTGATGCGGAAGATACGGCTGTACTTTCCGATGAAGGGCAAGGACACGAACTACGCGGCGTCGAGCCAGCCGCCATTCACCAGCCCTCGTCTGCGCAATGTGCGGCCGTATGATGTCCTGGAGCGGCGGGCCCGCGGGGGTCAGCGCCCGGGCCTGCGTCGGATGTATGAGCAGATCCTCGGCGTCTATGCCGACCTCAGCGAGTACACGAGCCTCCAGGCCTTCTGGCGGATGGAGGAGCTGGACCCGACAGGGGGATCGGCGACGGTCAAGGACAGCGCCAACAGCCACGACGCGACGCCCAACGAGAAGCTTGCCAGCGTCGAAGGGCCGGTGGGCCGGGCGATCCGGTTCGACGGGGACAGCCAGTTCCTGGACTGCGGGGCCAGTAACGACTTCTCTCTGGCGACGGCCTTCACGATCAACGCCTGGATGCGACCGAACACGATGGATATGGAGGCGATCCTGTCGTGGTATGACTCGGCCACGTCTGATTACGTCCTATTGGCCCAGGGCGTCTATGCCCCCCCGCCCGGCGGCACGGAGCCGTTCACGGTGACGTTCGACATCAACGGGACCACCGCCGTGCGGCAGGTCTATCTGCCCAGGACGGACTTTCGGATGGTGACGGCCAGCTACGATGGCACCGACATGCGTGTGTACCTCAACGGCTCCCTCGTGGGCGATCCGCACGCCTATGCCGGGGGATTCAGCACGAGCGCCGACAAAATCCTGATCGGCAAGTTCATCTCGGGGACGGAGCTGTGGCTGGCGGCGGACCTGTGTAACGTGATGCTGTTCAACGAGGCCTTGACCGCCGAACAGGTGGCGGACCTCTACGCGAATATCGGCTCGCCCATCGTGGCGATGGGCCAGATCACGACGGTGAAGCAGTAATGGCCGGTCCAACATGGAGCTCAAACTGGACGCTTCCCACGGGCTGGATTGCCGAAGGCAGCCAGCAGACGGAATGGTCTGTCACCGTCAGCAGCATGGTGGGCAACGACTACATCAGCTTCTGGGCGGACTATCGGCTCAACGGCGGGGCCTGGACCAGCACGGGGCAGACGCATACGTTTAACGCCGCGGGCACCTGGAACGGGAGCCACACGCTCAACGGCCTGGCCGCCGGGGACGTTGTTGAGTATCGACTCAAGTGGGCCTACTGGGACCAGGGGCGACGATTCCCCAGCTCGGACTATTACTACGGGGCCACGAAAACCTACACTGTCACGCCCCTGCCCACGGCGCCGACCACGAACACCACGGCATCCGGGTACCACGATCAGACCCCGACGGTGTCCTGGAGTGGGGCAACCAATGCCCAGACCTACGATATAAGCTATGATACCGGCGGGGGTACGCCCAACGACACGCCGGACCAGACCGGGCTGACCTCGGCCCAGTACACCTTTTTGACCGTCGCGAAGGGGGCCATCATCAACTGGAAGGTGCGGGCGGTCAATCTCAATGGTACGAGCGACTGGTCGTCGGTGTTCACCACACTGGTCGCCGATGATCCCGTAGAACCGACGATCGACGAGACGGGTACCTATGTCGATGACGGCGAGACGGAGACCGAACTGCGGCCCACGCTGGCCTGGACCGAGAACGGCTCCGGGGCCAGTGAGGCCACGGCCTACGATGTGTACCTGGATAACCAGGACGCGACGACCAGGGTCTCGGAGAATCAGACCGCCAAGACGTACACGCCGCCCAACGACCTCCAGGTGGGCTTCACCTACTACTGGAAGGTCGTCGCCAAGAATGCAGTCGGCGACGCGATCTCGGCCGTCTACAGCTTTACCACGGCGGGCGTGCCGGCGGCGACCCCCTCGGCCAAGACGTACAAGCGGCGGCTCTGGGCGATTGCCGGCAATCGGTTCTACTACGAGAACGACGACAGCCCGAACCCGAAGATGGTCCTGCTGGAAGGCCTGGCTTTGGACACCACCAAGCGGGTCCAGGCGTTCGAGGCCTTCCGAAAGGTGTTCATCGCCAACGACGACAAGAAGGTCGTCGTGGACTTTTCCAACATCAAGCTGACGCTGCAATTTACGCCCCAGGCGGGCCACGAGCCAGCCCGGGGCGACACGATCTCGACGGCCGGTGGCGCGGCCATGCTCGTGGACTACTGGGATGGGGACAAGACGGTCTACGGCTTCCAGACCACGACCACGGACTTCGCCGACGATACGGTTCTCCTGCTCAATGGAGCGGCTTGGAAGTATAACGGGGCCGATGACGAGAAGACCGCCGTGTCCAATTGCCAGCTCGATCCCACGGTGCCCCATTACTACGACTGGAAGGAGTTTGGCGGCACCGAGACCAACATGCCGACGTATGCCACCGTGGCGGCGCTGTACCGCGGGCGGGCGAGCCTGGCCGGCAATTCGGCCGACCCGAACGTGTTCTACCTCGGCCGCAACGGCAACCCGCACGACTTCGAGTACGCGGCCGACGACTATCAGTCGCCCATCGCCGGCAACGGCGTCCAGTACGGGAAGATCGGCGACACGATCACGGCCCTGGCGGGGTATCTCGACGACTACCTGTTCGTGGGATGCAGCCAATCCCTGTGGATCATCCGGGGCGACCCGGCCGCCGGCGGCGTCATTGACCAGCTCAGCCGCGAGGCCAACTGCTTTGGACCGTCAAGCTGGGCGGTGGACGACCGGGGCGACCTGTGGGTGCTGGGCACCAACGCCATCCACCAAATCAGCCAGGCCGGCCGGCTGGTGGACAACAAGACCCGGGACCGGATTCCGACCCTCGTTGAGGATCTGAAGCTGTCGGCCGACGTGCATCAGGCGAGCGTGGGGATCGACCGCCAAAGCGGCGGAATCCTGTTTGCGATCACCAAGCTCACGGACGGGACCAACGAGTGCTACTGGTACGACCCGCGGGTGGATGGATTCTTCCCGGACACGTATCCCACGAGCTGCGGGCCGTACAGCCAGGTGTACTACGAGGCCGATAGCCCCTTATACCGCACGCTGTTGATCGGCTCACGGGATGGGTGCATCAGGGCCTACGATCACAGCCAGAAGTACGATCAGGCGGGCACGCCGGTGACGGAGAACGACCTGGCGATTGACAGCGCCGTCCTGCTGGGGCCGCTGGCCCTGAGCGAGGACCATGACCGCCGGGTGCGGGTCAACGAGGTTGCCCTGGTCCTGGCCGGCGGCGGGGCGGCCGGCACGCAGCCGGACGCCGACCAGGCCGATTATGGCTTATACGTGGGCGACGACGCCGAGACGATCATCGAGGCCTATGATGCGGCCGAGCCGTTCGAGAGCGGGTCGATCACCGGGCCGGGCCGGTCGCGACGGATGCGGCCCCACATGCGGACGGGCTTCGTCGGGGTGGGCCTGGGCCTGAATACTTCGCAAAAGTCTTGGGCGATGGAGGAAGTGCTGGTGACGACGACCAAACCCCTTGGGAGGGGCCGCTGATGGAAGATACCGAGGTCCTCCGACAGAAGGTCCAGCAGCTTGAGGTGCGTGTGCGGATGCTGGAGCAGGGAAAGATGCTGTTCATCCCGGGCAGTGCCGCCGAGGCGGCCACGGACCAGCTCTACGTGGACGCGACCGACGGCAACCGGGTCAAGCAAAAGTGAGGTGAATGATGCCCACATTCGTAGGCGGATACGGTTATTCGCGGTGGCTGGCCGAGCAGCAGGCCAAGCAGGCGCAGGAGCAGGCCAAGCTCCGAGCCCAAATGGGCAACTGGTCGGTGCAGGATTGGGCCCAGTACGCCCAGTCGGGCAAGTCCAAGGGCGCCACACGGTTCTCCTGGGGTGGCGGCTGGCTCAACCCCGAGGACTACAGCATGATGACCTGGTCCCAGCGACAGGCCATGACCGACGAGATGAAGAAGGCCTTCGAGGAGGCCAAGGGCGCCAACGAGCAGCGGTATGCCGAAATCCTCGCCGGGTACCAGAACCGGTACGCTCAGGCCGAGCAGGGCCTGGAAGGGCTCGGGCAGTCGGCCAAGTCGGACATCCAGCGGCGATACGCCGTTGAAAACTCCCGGGCCATGCAGCAGCTCCTCAACAGCGGCCTGTTGACGACGACGGTCGCCCCCGCGGTGAGTCGGCAGATCACCGCCCAGGAGACGCGGGACATCGCCGACCTGAACGAGCGGCTCCGTCGGGAGCGTCTGGGGCTTCTGACGCAGCTCAGCGGTGAGAAGCTGTCCTTCATGGAGCGGCGGGAGGATACGTATCCTCAGCTCCAGGCGTACTACGAGCTGTTGAGGCAGTTAGGAGCAGCCTGATGGCGATTCGTGTAGCACACGAACCCGATATTGCCCTCTTGGGGACGGCGGCGTACACGGCCGGCCGCGGCCAGCGGATCGAGCGTGACCTGGCCCGGCTCATGGAGATGCGCGAGCGACAGACCCAACGCCAATATGACTGGTTATCGGAGGGCCGTCGGCTCGACTACTACCGCGAGCGGGACGAACAGGCCGCCGAACAGGCTGCGGCCGAGCGGGCCCACGAGGCGGCGACACTGGCCCAACGGATGGAGGCGGACGCCCACCTTCAGGATGTGCGGCTGCGGGCCCAGCAGAGCATGCAGGAGCGGGCGGCGCAGGCGGCTCATGACCAGTGGCAGCGGGACCTCATCACACGGCAGTACAGTGCGTATCTGGACCGCAGCAACGTCACCTGGGAGTACGACGAGCGACAACGGCGGGAGCTGGAGAAGATTGATTCGGGCCTGGCCTGGCTCGATCAGCAGGTGGCCGAGGGGACCTGGACGCCGGAAGAGGCCGAGCAGGCCCGGCAGCAGCTCATGGCCAAGCGCTACGGGATCACGCCGGGCCTGCGGATCAGCGACACGCCGCCGCCCAACGAGATTCTCCGCCAGCAACTGGCGACCGACGAGGAGGGCAACAAGTACCTGTACGACCCGAGCAAGGGGACCTTCGAGCGGCTTGACCCGCCGATCCCCTTCAAGGACTTCGCCACGATCTACCAGAACGTCGCCACGAGTATGCAGTCACAGGACCCCGAATCGGGCGTGGTCACGGCCCCTGATCCCAAGGAGGTCGAGTCCCGCGTGCAGGGGATGCTTCAGGCCTACCAGACGTTCATGGGGCAACCGACGGCGCAGGAACAGCCTGGCGCACGCCAGGCCGCGGGCGAGGAGGCTCAAGGCCTGACCTCCCTGATCGCCGAGGGCAAAGAGGCGGGCGAGGTCCAGGTCCCGGAAGGGTTCGTGGACCCGATGGACCCGTCCCAGCCCCTGGAGAAGCGGCACGAGTCACTGCTCATGCTCAAGGGGAAGCTGCCGATCAAGGAGATCTTGCCGGCGATTGCCCCCGTCTACATCGAGCTGGCGAAGGCCAAGCTCGGCCCGGGCGCCAGCGTCGAAGAGCTCAAGGCGGAGGCCAAGCGTCTCGCGGCCAAGGATGGATGGCCGTTTGATTCGCAGGCACCCAAGAGCATGTGGAAGCCGGGCTTCGGCTCCGAGCCGCCGTCAAAATCGTCCGGCGGCATGGGCCAAATGCTTCGCGACGCCGGGGCTGTTGGGTCGTCGATGTTTGACTCCTCCCGTTGGCCGAACCTCCGAACCCCGTACAGGAGATAGGCCATGGACTCACTCGACGCCTTGTTCGACCAGGCCCTGGATGAGGAAGTTCAGCGGCAGATCCCCGACCCGGTGGACGAGATCGCCTTCGATACGCTTCTCGACGCCCACGCCAAGAAGGCTGTCCTGGGGCCGATGGGGGTGGGCGAAACCCTGGGAAGAGAATTGGGGAGCCAGGAAGTGGCCCAGAAAATTCCCTTCGCCGGGCCGTACTTCCGAACGGGCGACACGGTAGTGTTCGAGGGGGCTGTGGAGCGGCTGCGGAATTGGACAGATGAGGACTACAAGCTGGCCCCGCAGCGGTTCAAGGAACGGATGACACAGCAGCCGTCATACTTCGACTGGATGAAGGCCCTTCCAGAAGATCACCCGATCCGCAAGAAATATGAAGCCGGAGACATCAAACGGCATGGAACATTCGGCGAATCTCTCACGCCGACCCGCGAGCGGGATGAGGCGGCTGTTCGTGATTACCTGAAGCGGGTCACAGAGGCACAGGTTCGGGGTGAGACGCTCCCGGCAGAGATCGCCCGCATCGTTACCGAGAATGTGCCGTACATGGTGGAGTTTGGGCTGCTGTCGCAGGGCGCCCTTGCACAGGGGCTCAAGAGCGTCGCTCGCCAGGCCACACTGAAGACCCTGGGCGCGAGCACGGCGGCCCGGGCAGCGGCAAATATTGCTGGCGCCGCCGGCGCGGCCACGGGCATGACGGCCGTGGGACGAAGCCCAGAGATTATCGCACAGAGTGGCGAGCGTCATGCCGCCGGCGATAAGTGGGCATCGGCAATCCTGCGAAGCGTCGGCGACCAGTGGGTCGAGATGTTCAGTGAGCAGACGGGCGGGCTTTTGACGCGAGGTGGCGCCGGCGTCCTGCGAAAGCTCCCCTTCTTCGGCAAGTTCGTACCCAGGATCGGCAAGGCCTGGATGTACAAGACGGGCAAGAGCGAGGCCGCCTTCCTGCGCCGCATGATGCGTAAGGGCGGATTCTCCAGTATCCTGGGCGAGATCGGCGAGGAGCGGGTCGGGACGATCCTGAGGGGCGTGCTGGATGTCGAGGATTTCGGTGCCGGCAAGGACGCGAACATGCTCCAGCGGGTCGCCGCGGGGCTAAAACAAGACCTTAAGAATCTGCCCGCAGAAGCCGGGGCATTCGCGGTGATGGGTGGGGGGCAATCCGCCGCCATGCACGCCGCTGGGGCCGCGGGGACGATGGCGTACCGGGCTGAGATGAACGCCCACTTCAAGGCCAACGTCAAGAACGACCCGATGCTGTTCTTCTTCATGAATCCCGATGAGGCGCAGCGGCTGGCCGGGATCGAGAAGCCCACCCGCAAGGATTTTGAGAACATCCCCGGACGGTGGTCGGCCGAGGAGCGGGCGGAGATGGCCGGGCGGCTTCGGGAGCTGTCGCCGCTGTTCGACGTGGCCCCCGATGACATCGTCAAGCTCGTGCAGGAGGGACTCGCCCAGGGCCTGTCGGTGACCGAGGCGCAGCGATGGGCGGCCCAGACGGCCGCGGAACGCAAGCGGATGGGGCTGCCGGTGGTCACACCCGCCGAGACGGAGACGCCGGAAGAAAGCGAGGGACCCGATGATACGCAAGACGCAGAAGGGCTACAAGGTGGTGAGCCACAAGGGCAAGAACCTCGGGGGTCCGTACAAGAGCCGCCGACAGGCCCAGAAGAGACTGGCCCAGGTGGAGTACTTCAAGGCGAGGGACCGGGGGAGGGCGAAAAAGTAACGCCTCCCAAGGGGCCCATCGAGGCCGAGGAGCGGGGCTGGGAGCCGGTGCCGGAGGACGACTGGCGACACATGGCCCAGTACGACATTGCTCGGACCGGGGCCGGCTGGTCGCTGCGCCGCCTGTACCGCGGGCCGGGCGAGGGCGGCAGCATCGCTTACGACTACGTCCCCGTTATGATTGTCGGTCCCGACATCGCCGGCATGATGGAGGAGGCAGAGCGGCTCTCCGCCCAGGCACAGCAAGAGCAGGATACACAGAAGCGACAAGAGCTTTTCGAGCAGGCCCGCCGGCTGCGGCAAGAGGCATTCCAGATTGCCCTGTCTCAACACCAGGGCCAGGCGGCCGAGACGCCCGAACCGGCACCTCCGGAAGCCGAGCCAGAACCACAGCCACAACCGCAGCCCGAGCCGGAGCCGCAGGATCAGGAGATGACGCCGCGGCGACTGTTCCAGGACCGCGTCGCCCAGCGTCTTCGGGAAGGCGGCTCGATCAGCAACCAGGACATCGCCGACTGGAGCCGGGAGGCCTTCGGGGCCGCCGCCGGCACGGCCCGCGAGGCCTACGACGCCATGGAGGCGGCCATTCACGCCCATGAGGAGCAGATGCTCCGCGACCTGCCGCCCGATCAGTGGTTATCAGCCCTTATCGCCCTCCAGGATCGACTGCCGACCCAGACCCGGCGGGATACCCAGCAGGTGGAGTTCCAGCAGTTCTCCACGCCGCCGGGAATCGCGGGCCTGGCGGTGCTTGCCGCGGGGATTCGGCGGGGGGCGGTCGCCCTGGAGCCGTCGGCGGGCACCGGGGCCCTGGCCCACCTGATGCGGGCCGCCGGGGCCGACGTGGCCGCCAACGAGATCGACGAGCGGCGACGTTCGTTGCTACTGGAGGCGGGTTTCGATACCCGCAACGTGGATGCCGAGTTCCTCGACAACAACCTGCCCGAGGGCGAGACCTACGACGTGATCGTCATGAATCCGCCGTTCTCCGCGACGGGCGGGCGGCTGTCGCGGCACGATACCAAGTTCGGCGCCGAACACGTGAGACATGCCTTGCTGCGGCTGCGACCGGGGGGCCGGCTGGTGGCGATTGTGGGCAAAGGCATGGCCCGAAATCGCCCGAAGTTTTCAGACTGGTGGAAAACCATCGAGTCGCGGTATAATGTACGGGCAAACATCGGGCTCAAAGGCGACCTGTACGCCAAGTACGGCACCCGGTTCCCCGTACAGATCGTGGTTATCGACAACACGGGACCGACGGAGTCGGTCTCCAACGAGATCCGCGGCGAGGACATGAGCCTGGAGGAGGCCGCTCAAGCCCTTGCCGGCCTGATGGAGGATGACGTCCATGGGCGAGTACTATCGACGAGCCAGCCTGGCGGCACGACGCCTGGCAAAGAACCTGTACGGCCGCCCGGTCCGGAAGGGGTTCAACCCCCTGGCCCACCTCATATTGGTGGTGGTGGAGGAGCACCTACCAGCATGGGAGGAGGGCAAACACGACCCGTTCATAGTGGAGCTGGACAGCGCCCTAAACAGCCCACACCTGTCCTACGACCTGGCGATCGCGAGGGTGTGCGGGTACCTGGAGGGGCAGCAGGGCCGAGAGATTCTGAGGGAGATCATCGAACAGGAGAACATATCGCTGCCGGAGAAGCGGAGCGACCTGGAGAGCGAGGTGCTCGACCTGATAGGTCTGACAGTGGAGTCGCTCCCCCCCTTCTATCTGATGTAGAGAAACAGCAGGCCGGACTGACTATCGAAAAAGCGGCCCCGAAAGAAAAGGCGGTCGCCGAGACCGCCCGGCCGTACAGCAGCTATGTCGTGCAGAAGGCCCGCGTCAAGGGAGCCAAGCCGCACCCTGCCAAGCTCGTGGAATCGACGACGCTGGCCTCGGTCGAGCCGCCGGACGTAAAGATCACGCTGCATCTTCCCCGTAAGCTCATCGAATCGGGGATTCTGAGCGGACCGCAGATCGAGGCAATCATCTACGCCGTCCAGGCCCACGATCAGACCCTGCCCGAAGGCGCCACCGCAGGCTTCTGGTTGGGTGACGGCACCGGCGCCGGCAAAACCCGCATCATGTACGGCATCGTCTACGAGCATTATCTGCGTGGCAGAAAGAAAGCGGTCCATATCAGCGCGAAAAAGGAGCTGATTGAGCAGGCAAAAGCGGACGCCGGGGCACTGGGCTATCCAGCGCCGATCATCAGTCAAAATGCCATCTCCCAGAATGCCGAAATAGAGGCCCAAGAGGGCGTGCTCTTCACTACTTATAGCCTCTTGTCTCGCGAGTGGACCAAAAACAAGACACGATTCGCCCAGCTCGCCAATTGGTTGGGACAAGACTTCGACGGCGTTATCCTCTTCGACGAAGCTCACAAGATGAAGAACGCCGCGATGCAGCGGAATCCTGATGCTCCACAAATGCAGGAAGGCACAAACACCGGAAACATGGGCATTGAGCTCCAGCGCATGTTTCCTCGCGCGAAGGTCGTGTACGCCAGCGCCACCGGTGCCTCCGAGATACGACACATGGTCGCTTACGAGCGAATGGGGCTCTGGGGCAAAGGTCGGCACTTCGAAAAGTTCTCGGACTTCTTCCGTGCTTTACACAGCGCCGGCCTCGCCGGATTTGAGGCTCTCACCGCGTCCCTCAAGTCGATGGGGCGATATGTCGCCAGGTCGATCAGCTATGAGGATGTGGTCGAAGACTCCGTATCCGTGCGTCGGGCGCCGACCCCACGCGACAAGGAAGTCTACAACAGGGCGGCGAAGTTCTGGCAGGTTCTCTATGACGCCTGGAAAGAGGCGTCAAACAATGCACATTCGAAATTTGACACGACGATCTTCTACAACACTCAGCAGAGATTCTTCCTGGGGCTGATGAGCGGGCTGATGGCCCCCGATGTGATCCGTGCCGCGGAGAAGGATATCGCGGAGGGCCGGGCCCCGATCATCACTTTCGCCTATACCGGTCAGGCCGCGATGGAGCGTGCCATGCAGGAGTCTGGCGGAGCGGTGTCGGCCCAGGAATTGTACGATGTCGGCTCACGGTCAACGCTCGTAGACCTTATTGATCGGCATTTCCCTGTGGATCAATACGTCGAAGTTGAGGATCCGGATACCAACACAGTCAAGCTGGTCAAGAGCGGGGTCAACGCCGAGAATGTGCGGATGCGAGAGAAGCTCAAGAACATGGTCGCCGAGCTTGAGTTGCCGCCGAATCCGTTGGACGTAATCGTGGAGCATTTTGGCCCGGATCGGGTGGCTGAGGTGTCGGGCCGACATCACCGCATGGAACATGGCAAGTACGTGCGGTTCTCAATCAAGGGTGTTCCGTACGGGATGCGCAGCCTATACGAGCTTCAGGCATTCCAGGAGGGCAAAAAAGACGTAGCCGTATTCACCCCGGCCGGTGACATGGGCTATGACGCCCATGCCAGCCGCCACGTGCCTAACAAGAAGCAGCGTGTTATCTACGCCTTCCAGCTCTTTTGGTCGGCGGATCAGCAGCTCCAAATCCTTGGCCGGGTTCACCGGAGCGACCAAGTCGTTGCGCCGATCATTCGCCTGGTCACGCTGGAGATTGCCGGCGGAAAGCGCTTGTACAACGCGGTATGCCGTCGGTTGTCGGGTCTCGGCGCGGCCACCCAAGGCGAGCGAGAGGCGTTCAGCGGCAATCTTTTCGAGGCCGAGGACATCACAGATCAGTACGGCCAAGCCGCCCTGTCGTCCTTGTATGCGCGAATGAGGGCGGGCCGCATCGAAGGCATGGGGCGGGAGACCTTGGAGATCATGGGTCTTCTTGACGCCAAGGGCAATATCACGAAGGGCAAAATCGGAGATGTGCAGGGCTTCCTGAACCGGATCATGGTCCTGCCGGTCGATCAGCAGAATCGACTCTTCGAGGTCTTCTATGAGCTCTACACGGAGCAAGTCGAGCGGGCCAAGGAACGGGGCGAGTTCGAGTTTGGCGTCGAGGACATCCAGGCGGTAGGCCTTCGACTCACGGGCGAACCGAAAACGGTGTGGACCGAGCCCGTCACGGGGGCGAGCGCCGAGTTGCATACCTTGGTCGGCGAAGTGCGAGTGCACAAGGTCTCTTGGGAGCGGGGTCTGAGGTGGGCCGATTCTGGCTTCTGGCGCAATAAGCGAAGCGGCCACATATGGGCCGCGTTCTCCACGACCACAGATAAGGGTCAGGTATTCTCGATGCTCGGGCCGAAAGGCCACTCTGGAAGCAAGACCATTGTTGAGCTTCGTGATCGGCACGAGCGAGTCAGCAATGCAGAGGCCAAGGAGTGGTGGGAAGAACGCCTGGAAAGCATCCCCGATACCGAAGAGAAGACTTTCTACCTCGCCACGGGGATGCCATTCCACCTGTGGACCGCGTTGCGCTCGCGATGGCCCGACGACCTTTACCAGCCGTCGATGAAACGCGCCAAGCTGGCCGACGGCAAAATGATGCTGGGACTGGATTTGCCCGAGGCGATTGGAAGGCGGCTCCTGCGTGAGCGCACTGGCGATACCACAGGATCGAAAGCCAAAGATATCGAGGATCGGCTTCAAAGTGGCGAGGAAATTGTACTCGAGAACACTTGGGTGGTGAAGAAGACCACGATCAGCGGCGATGCCGTACTGGAGGTCACTGCGCCGGCGAGGGACTATGGGCTCCTTAGGCGCCTGGGATTTCAGGAAGAAATCATCTACTACCGCAAGCGGTTCTTCGTGCCGTGGGGCCCGGAGTCCAAGGCGATCATCGAGAAGCTCGCCAAGACCTTCGACCTCCAAGAGGAAGGTCGCGACGAGACGCTGGCGTTTGCCGGCGGACCGAGCCCGGTCCAGCCGCGGGCCAGTGTGCCGGGCCAGCAGCCGAAGAAGATCCCGACGCCGCAGCAAATCCTAAAGACGGTCGAGCACCTGTTCGGGTTCCCCGCCCGGGCCGGCCGGATTACCGGGGCCCGGCGGGCGGGCATCTTCAAGTCAGGTCCGCGGGTCGCCCGCGTCAAGCAGCAGTACCTGGACTCGCTCGATTTCCTGGTGCACGAGGTCGGCCATGGGCTTGACGTCACACACGGCATCCTCAAGCAGGTCCCGCCGGCGGTACGTGCGGAGCTGGAGTCCCTAGACTACAAGCCGGAGAAGGGCCGGGCGCGTGAAGGGCTGGCCGAGTACATCCGGCACCTGGTCTGGGACCAGGACGCCGAACAGGTGGCCCCGACCGTCGATGCGTGGTTCCGACAATGGCTGATCGACCACCCCGACATCTTCCACGCCGTCAACGTGTTCGCCGAGATGGTGCAGACCTGGCGACAGGCGACCGCCCTGGAGCGGGGCCTGGCCCAGATAAGCACTGATCGGAAGGTTCCGCGCCCGGCAGACGAGACGACCGCAGAGAGGATTGTTGGCGACTTCAAAGAGGGGATGCACGCCCTGTACGCCTCGCAGAAAGATGCGGGACACTTCCTCCGGCGATTCCAGGAGGAAATGAAGCGGCGGGGGTACAAGGGTTGGGCCGAGGGGGAAGGCCCCTACGATCTGTATCTGGCCTTGAGCCTGACCGGGCCCAAGCAGGCCCGCGAGGCGATGGATGAAGGCGTCTTCCTGCTCACCGGCGACATGCAGAAGATCGGGCCGAGCATGCGTGACATTTACGAGGGGATCACGCGGGACCGCCTTCCTTACTGTAACCTGTACGCCTACGCGAGACATTGCCTGGAAGCTCACGAGAAAAAGCCGGGCTACAATCCGGGCCTGAGCAAGGCCGACGCCGAGCAGATCGTGGCGGAGTTGGACTGCCCGGAGTTCCGCCGGGCCGCCGAACGGATGACCGAGTACCACAACGCCTTATTGCTCATGCTCGTTGACGCCGGCGTGCTTTCGGCCGAGGTCGCGAACAAGGTCATCAAGACCTGGACGACCTATGTGCCCTTGAGACGACTCGTCGATGCCAAAGCCAAGTACGGCAAGGGGGCCGGACTTGAATGGTCGCCTTTGAAATACAGATCGAAGCATGGATCGGGGCTGCCGATCATCGACCCATCTCAGACGTTGGTCGAGCGGACGATCCTGTTCTACACGCGGGCCACCCAGCAGATTCCCATCAACGCCATGATCGACGGCGCCCGGGCGCAAGGCGGCATGGGCCAGTGGATCGAGAAGGTCCCGCCGAAGGTTCGGGCTGAGATCGTCTGGCGTGACGACGTGCTCGATCAGATGAAGCGCAAGCTGTCGGACAAGGTCGGCCCGGATCAGGCCGAGAGCGTCACGGACGCCCTTGAGTCGCTACTGGACGACCCGCAGTTCTTGTTCCTGTGGAAGCCGGTGTATCGGCCCAGCCCCAAAGAATCCATCGTGATGGTCTATCGCAACGGCCAGCAGGAGCTGTACTACGTACACCCGGCGATCTACAAGGGCCTGATGATGATGCAGGGGGCGACCCTGCCGGCCTACATCGACAACACCCTTGGGGCCCTGGCCCGGTCGGTCAAGCTGGGGGCGACCGCCATCAACTGGGCGTTCTTCCAGCGCAACATCATCAAGGACTGGATGACGTTTATCGCGCAGAGCCGGGGCGATGTGGAGGCGGTTTGGAAGGCCCTGCCATTCAACATGACGTTCCGTTACGCGGCCAGCCAGGCCCGACACGTCATGGGCAAGGAGCAGGACCCCCTGGTCGAGCTATTCAACCAGATGGGCGGCCCGCTGGCGACATTCCTGGGCCTGGACTTGAAGAGCGTGCGAAAGGCCGTCGAAGATGCCATGGCCGACCCGATGAAGGTCCGTGCCGCCCGAATTGCCAAGAATCCGATCGAGGCCCTGAAGAGCGTCTTAAGCCTCTCCGAGATCGGCCCGCGTCTGGCCGAATTCGAGAGCGTGTTGCGTAAGCATGGCTACACCACGGCCAAGCTGGACGAGCTGCGTCGCCAGGGGAAACGCCCGCCGCGAAACGTGCTCGTCGAGGCGATCAACGCCGCCAACGATGTAACGGTCAACTTCAAGCGGATGGGCTACCATGGGGCCTACATCAACAAGATTCTCCCGTACTGGAATGCGAGGCTGGAGGGGACAGACAAGTACGTACGAACGTGGGCCACGCAGCCGATTCGGGCCCTGGCGGTGACGAGTGCCTATGCCGCGATTGCCGCAGCGTACTGGGCCCTGGTCCACGACGACGACTGGTACAAGGATTCGCCGGCATGGCTGCGGTACGGGTACTGGGGCGTGACGGATGGACAGGGCCACCTGATCCTGCGGCTGCCACGGTCTCACCTGTGGGACTTGGCCGTGCCTGCGGGAATCCAGGCCATGTTGGATCAGTGGGCCGAGAAGCAGCCCGAATACGCCCGGGCCTGGGCGTCGATGATCGTCAAGGAAACGGGACTGCCCACGCACTACTCCGATCTCCTGCCGCCCGGCGTCAAAGAGACCGTAGAAGTCGGCCGTAACTGGATGTTTTTCGGCGAGCGACCCATCATCCCGGCCTACCTCCAGCAGCGGATGCCCGCCGAACAGATAACCGACGATACGCCGGCCTTTACGCGGTGGTTGATCGGCCTGTACAACGACTCGGTAAACGCGGTCACCGACGACCCCGTGCGTCGCCAGCAATGGCAGATCAGTCCCACGAAGGCTCATCACTTCCTGCATGGGATCACCGGCGGCATGTACACGCGTCTGACGAAGGGCGGCGAACAGATCGCCGAGGGCGAGGGCAAAGAGCTGGCCGGCGAAATGCTCAAGAGCGGATTCCGGGTCTCGCGGCAATACTCCGAGTCAATCGGCCGCTTCTATGACCGACGCGAGGCCATTTCAAAGCAGTACGCGTCGGCCAAGTACCACGGCAAGGTCGCCGCCGAGTTGGACGCCGAGTACCACCGGCTGGAGCAGTATGCCCGGCTCATGTCGGAGATCCGACGCGCCATCGACGACATCGAGGATCCCGACGCCCGCTGGGAGGCCGGCGACAAGTACATCGTGGGCCTGGCCCGGGAGGCGATGGGACTCGACGAGCTCGAGACCCGGCCATCTCCGCTGGGGAAGGCCAAGCTCCCCGAGGGCGTGAAGGCGGTCGTCGATGACTTCCTCGGCAGCAAGCTGTATCAGCTCACAGACGCCCGCCCTGTGCGTCAACAGGGCGAACCCCTTGAGGAGTACCAGGACCGGCTGAAGGCCCACGAGCAGGCCGTACAGGCCGCGAAAAGCATCCTGCCGGAGATGACCCGGCAGCAGATGGTCGCCCTGTTGCGGCGGGAGGCCGCCCGGCGTGGGCACAAGACGGTGGCCCTGAGCAACGGCAAGCTGACGAGCTTCGGACAGCGGGTCCAGAGATTGCCCTGACGGTCTGAGAACCACGTTTTTGGCAGCGCCACCCCATTACATACGCCCGATGTCGGTTTTGATAAGGCATTTATCGGTCTGGACGTCGGGCGTCCGCAATGTGATAAGGCATTTATCGGTCTGGACGTCGGGCGTCCGCAATGTGATAAGGCATTTTTGATGGGGGAGACTCCATAACCTCAGACTGCACCAGGACTTCCTTTATTGCAATGAATTATTGGTACGTATAATTTCATGGAATTTCCAAGTTCTCATTTGACCGCGACCGGGGAATGCGTATACCTTGGACGTTGGACGTTCGCGGGACGATGGCCCGACCTTGGGCCCGCATGTAAGGAAGGAAGGCATCATGGCACACACGGACGGGAAAGTCAAGTCCAAAAAAGACAGGGGGTACCACATAATCAGCGTGGTCGTGGACCCCGAGCAGTATCGCGAGGTCCGTCAGCTTTCCAGGACGATCCCACGGCAAAGCATGTCTGCGTGGGTCCGTGTCGCCATTGACCGCCTGCTCAAGGATGTCCGCTCTGGCTTGCCTCTATAGCACCAAGGAGGTTGCCAGCGTCACCAGGTCGGGCCCATGTGGATTCGGATCGCCCGGCGACCCTGTGGGCGGCCCTTGAGGAACGCACGAACGGCATAGCACGGAGGCGCACAGGATGGTGGAGCCATCGCAGACCTACGATCTGACCCTGATCCGGAAGGACCCGCAACACCTGTACGAGCTGCGGACCGCGACCAACTGCATCGTCCCCATCACCGTCAAGGGCCTGGCCAATCTCGTCTCCATCCCCACGGGCCAAGGCGCACGGGCCCCGAACACCGAGGAGCTTCTGCGGTTCGCGGATATCGCCCTCGGGCATGGGGCGGACCCCTATGCGGGGGAGTGCGGCCTGCTGCCGTCGTGGTCCGGGGGGTTTCACT